TCGTACTATGGCTCTTCAGGACGCGACTAATCGCAACCAGATCAAATGGAGAGTAAACGATGCTAAGCAAGCTGGTCTTCATCCTCTCGCTGCTTTGGGTATTAACCCTGCTTCGGGACCATCAGCACAAAACTTTTCGCCCGGCCAAGTGGACGCACCGCAGCTACAGGATTCAGGACCCTCTAGCCTGGGTGGCATGGGACAAAACTTGGCAAGTTCGATATTCCGTTCGCTGACTAAAGAGCAAAGGCAGGTGGTGCGTGAAAATGAAGAGATCGCTCGTCAAAATAACCTCAATTCTGCAATTCTGTCTGAGCAAAATGTTGCTGCTGGTGAGCTCAAGCTTAAGCAAATGGAGGTTGATCTTTATCGTCAGGTGTCGGCGCTCGCTACGCGTGGCTACACGCAGGTCGGCTCTCCTTCGGCTTCGGCTGGTGATGTGGAATATCAGCCGGGCCGTCCTACGGTTGGCAGAACAGATACAGGTGCTGTTGAGGCTGGCACCCATCCCGAATTTATTCAGTCGGAAGGCACGAAAGGGAAAGTCCTTATGCGGATGTCTCCGCAATTGGCTCAGTCTCTTGAAAACGATCCACTGGGAAATCTTCAGTGGCAATTCGAAAATCGAATACTTCCTCATTGGGGGATCAATTTACCGCCTAAACCTGACCCCAAAAGGTTCCCTCTAGGCGAGCGCGAAATTTGGATTTATAAGAATCAAGGCTGGCAAAAACGCCATGTCCCTTGGGTCGATAAAAAGCGGATCAAGCGCTATCAGGAAAGAGGTTACTAATGGCTTATCGTCGCCGTCGCCGTCGCTCTCGTTCTCGCCGTCGTGGTTATGCTGGAAGGCGTCGCCGTCGGGCTCGAGCGCTTAGAATTGGGTACCGGATGTGAAATGCACTAAGCCCTATTCAAATGGCTCTGCGCTGTACGGATGCGGCTCTTGCCGCGGATGTCGGGTAAACCAACGTAGGGTCTGGACCCATCGAATTATGTTAGAGGCGTCGTGTCACGACGCCTCTTCTTTTGTAACGCTGACCTATTCGGACGAGTATTTGCCCTCAGATAACTCTGTGGATAGTCGTCACATTCAGCTTTTCATTAAGAGATTGCGTAAGGCATACAATCGCCCTATTCGTTATTACGCGGTTGGGGAGTATGGTGAGGAAAATCTTCGCCCACATTATCATCTTGCTTTGTTTGGTTTCGGAAGTGATGGCGTATGCCGCTTGCATAATCATGGTGCTCGCTATGACAGCGACCCGCTAATCGATGCGATGTGGGGCTATGGAAAAACAGACGTTAAACCTCTCGTACTCGAAACTGCCGCTTACGTTTGCGGCTACGTCACAAAGAAGCTGGACGCACCCGACCAGAGACTTATGGGTCGTCTCCCGGAATTTGCTCGCATGTCGCGTAGACCCGGAATCGGCGCTCCCGCTATGGCCAGTATCGCTGACGCGCTACAATCCCCCGAAGGTTGGGACGTTATCGATCGAACTGGGGACGTGCCACGTATACTCCTTCACGGTGGAAAGAGTTGGCCGCTCGGGCCGTTTCTCACTCGGTTGCTTCGCAAGGAGATGAATTTTGAAAATATCGGTTCACAGAAAGAGGCAAGTATTCAGCAGTCGGAGGAATTGCTCTCTGTGTTCTTGGATTATGTCTCGGCTCAGGCGGAAGAGGAGAAGCCAACGGTAACATTGAAAAAGATGTATATGCATCAGAATCGGCAACGCTTCAGAAATGAAGAAGCCAAATACAAATTGTTCCGTAAACAGAGGAATTTATGAAACGTTCAAAGCATTCGCTTTCTCACTATAAGCTGCTGTCTTGTAATCAGGGCGAGCTTGTTCCTATTGGTCTGATGGAGGTTCTACCCGGTGATTCTATTCAACATGCCACGTCGCTTCTTACTCGTGTCGCTCCATTGGTGCGCCCGTTTATGCATCCTGTTCACATTCGTGTTCATCATTGGTTTGTACCTCACCGAATCGTTTGGGATGATTGGGAAGATTTCATCACTGGAGGTCCGGATGGTGATGACGAATCAGAGCTTCCGACTATCGACATGGGCGGTAGCGGCGCTGCAGTTGGTTCCCTTGCTGACTATCTCGGTGTGCCTACTGGCGTGCCTAATTTGGACGTTTCGGCCCTCCCGTTTCGCGGTTATGCCCTCATCTGGAACGAGTGGTATAGAGACCAAGACCTTCAATCGGAGCTTGTTATTGACACCGGATCAGGACCCGATACTACCACCAATACCGTCCTCCAAAATGTTGCTTGGGAAAAAGACTACTTCACCTCTTGTAGACCATGGGCTCAAAAAGGACCCGAAATTACCATCCCGCTCGGAACTTCCGCGCCGGTTCTTGGAGAAGCGGGTGCACCCACGGTTAAAGGTACGTCGCCGACAACAGACAGACAGTTGACGCTCGGGACTGATGGCAACGTCAAATATCAGGGTGGCGCAGTCGGTGTCGCTCAAGGCCTTTTCTGGGGTACAGACCCCAATCTTTATGCGGACCTTTCTAATGCAACAGCAGCTAGCATCAACCTCCTCCGTGAAGCCTTCGCGCTCCAAAGATATGAAGAAGCACGAGCTCGCTATGGTAGTCGGTACACTGAATATCTACTGTATTTGGGAGTCAGGAGTTCGGACGCGCGTTTACAACGGCCAGAGTACTTGGGAGGAGGCAAACAGACTCTTCAAGTTAGCGAAGTCTTACAAACAGCGCCGGAAGAAGGCGACGGTGTCGGCAATCTTGCAGGACATGGGATTAGCGCCCTCAGGTCGAATCGTTACCGACGCTTTTTCGAGGAGCATGGATATGTCTTTTCATTTGTTTCTGTGAAGCCCCGTACGGTCTATATGCAGGGCTTGCCGCGGACTTGGAATCGTCGGACTAAAGAGGATTTTTGGCAGCGTGAGTTACAACATATTGGCCAACAGGAGGTTCAGTATAAAGAAGTTTACGCTGCGCACTCGACGCCGGATGCGACGTTCGGTTTTCAAGATCGTTATGATGAATACCGCCGAATTGAATCCAGTGTTGCGGGCGAGTTTCGTTCAACGCTTAAGGATTGGCATATGGCGCGGGACTTCAGTAGCGACCCGGCACTCAATGCCGACTTTATCAAGTCGAATCCGACTACTCGTGTCTATCAATCGACGGCAACGGATCAGCTCTACATTATGGCGGCCCATTCGATTCAAGCGCGCCGTCTGGTTGCGGGCGCTGGCACTAGCTATATCTATTAGGGGAGTTAACAATGAGAGTTCTTTCCCGTTTGAACGCCCTCGGGCAAGAGGTTTTGGACAAAATGCCTATGGCCAAACCCGTCCGTATTCGGAAAATCTCAGAGACGGATAAATTTCGTTCAATTGTGCAGGGTATGCTTTCGGATCATGCCGCAGATCGCGGTGTGGAAACCTTTGAGGAGGCAAATGACTTTGACATCGACGAAGACCCATTCCCGCAATCCCGCTTTGAGCTTACAGTCGCCGAAGAAATCGCCTTCAATGACTTTGTACAACGAAGCATCGCGGCAAAAGCGGGTGCGCCGGTTCTCACAGACCGCCACTTACCGGAAGGCATTGTCCTTCGCCATAACGCAGAAGCCAGTGAGCCTGCCCCTGTTCCCGGACCAAGTCCTGCCCCCGTCCCGGCCCCTGCCGCGGTGGCTCTTGCCCCAGAAAAATGACTGTACCTCTCTCGTTAGGTACAGTTCTAACTGACACCAAAGGAACGTCATGGCTCGTAGAAAACGTCATCTGTCTAATCAGCCTTTCCGACGCGAAATCTCTGCTTTCGCTAACCGAAGGTTGCTCGGAAAGAAAATCACTCATCTTGGTCATGACGTAACTTGGTTCTATTCCCCTGAGGTCGCGCGGATGCGCTCGCGGCTTCAGCGCAACGTGATCGCTGCGCAAACTAAGCGTAAAACTCGTAGAGCGGCCCTTGGGGCCGCTCTACTCATGTCGGAGGATAATCGAACATGGCATCCAAATCCGTATCGCCCTGCCCGCGCTGTGGGTTCATCCAAAGCTATCCGGCTCTCGATAGGCCAGAAGACCTTGTCGAGTGCACATCGCTTGAGGAGCTCCGCCAGGCCTTCAAAATCGATCCTACAGACTTCGGCTATGACGTACCCGTCGAGCCGTGTCACTTTCCAGAACCGGTCGAAAGTCGCCGTATGCATTCGGCGCAAGATCAGAAAAGAGGTAATCTTCGCTACTGGCTCCGGCGGAGGCGGCCGCCGCAAAAAACCTCGTCGGACGATTAACTCATCAGTAGGGTGCTAAAATGGGTATATGGGATCTTGCCTCCGGAATCGGCTCATCGCTTATTAGCGGGATCTTCGGAGGCGGCGGCGGCGGTAAGGATGTCGCAAATACCAATTTCAGGATGCAAAATCATGCTCTGAATTTAAATTACGACATGTGGATGCGTACGCAGCAAGCAAATCAAAACGCTTTTGATCGTACTATGGCTCTTCAGGACGCGACTAATCGCAACCAGATCAAATGGAGAGTAAACGATGCTAAGCAAGCTGGTCTTCATCCTCTCGCTGCTTTGGGTATTAACCCTGCTTCGGGACCA